TTCGATGTTTTGTAACGGAAATTTTATTTTCAAAACGACGACTAAATGTCCACAACAAGACGCCCGACAACGACGAAGAAAACGTTCGCCCAAAAGGAACGCGACAAACTCACCCGACTCGAAAGCCACCCCGTCATCCACGAAATGTTCAACGAAGCCCTGGCCTACACTCGGAACGACGAGTTTTGGTACGCCAAGTTTTTACTCGCTTCCCGAGGTAAGTTCCCAAAGAATTTTTTCGTTAGGAAGAATTGCGTGTGTTTCAAGAACCACAAGAACCAGATTTTTTCGCAAGACCTTGGGGCAACACCTTTGGAAGTGTACGAAAAGTTCAAGGAGTTCCTAAGACTCCACGGGAGGTTCGATTCCGACAAGGACATTCTCGCCGACGAACTCGCGAGGCAAATGGCCGAACCGAAGAAGACCGTCTCTAGGGGAGTCGTCGACGTTGAAGTTTACGACTATTTGTGCAGGGTCAAAGAACAAGTCGACTTGTCTCAGGAAAAATACTTGGAGTACAAACGACTTGTTTTTCTCGTCGTCCGCCTTGGGGGAAAGAAGGCCGTCGAGTTCGATGGGGACCAAATCGTCGACATCAAGGGCATCTACGAAGACGAGAACGGCAACTACTACGTCGACCCAAAGTACTTCGAGGAAAAGGAAAAGAAAACAAAGAAAGTCCAGAAGAAGGCGACGGGAAGTACGTACAAATCGAAGGAGGAAGACTTCGAGGAAATCGTCAAGGAACTCGCAAAGCTCCGGAAGGACGTTCCCCTCGACCAAATCCTCAACATGCAAAAAATTGCAACAACTTAAACAATCGATCGGTTGTTATGAAGCTTGCCTTGTTGTTTGGGTACTCGTACTCGTCCCAGCCCTCCCAGGAAACCCTAAAGTCAAGTCACCTCGACCTCTTCACGGCTTACAATTACGTGAGTAAGAGAAAGTTTGAGTGCGTTATTTTCGACGACTTCGAACGGGAAGCCCTCGAAACCAACCAAAAGAAGACGAACGTGAATTTCCTCTTGTTTCACGGGAGGAGGTTTTCGTCGCAGTGCCTTTTCATGGGACAGTCCCTTCCCTTCGAACCCGTAGTCGAAGACAAAGTGAAAAAATGCGACAACCTTTTCATCTACTACACCGGCCACATGACTCCGGAAGGGGAGTTTTGCTTCCCCTACGAAAACGTTTCGTTGAAGGACTTCTTCTCACGGATTGGGGGAGTGGCCAAGCCGTCTTGCCAGATCTTTTGCGTCGTCGATGCGTGCTACTCGAAGGCCGACCTCTTCCCCTACGCCTTCGACCGAAAGTTAGAGAAGTTAACATTCGACCAAAAGGAGTTGTTCACGATACCCCAGGATTGCATCTACTTGCACTCCGCAGACACCGCCCAGTCCGCGATCAGTTCCCTCCACAGGTCCCATTTTACAAAGTACGCGTTCGAACAACTCGGAGGTTGTGTCGTTTCCTTCCTCGTACTTCTCGGCGAGATTCAAAAGAGGTTAGACCACAGAACTTTTCGAACGAATCAAGAGACGATTACGCAGACGGCAGGAATTTCTTGTTCGAGACGGTTGACCCCAAGGGTTTGGCCGTGGGTGTTCGGATTCGAGTTCGTTTTGTCCGACGAATATATCATCATATAATTTCAATTGATCGATTGAGACGATTTTTTAGGGGAAATGAACAGCCAAGCCATTGCCATTGGAACTCAAACCCTCGGATTCGTCCACTCTTCGTCACTTCGTTCCTCATCGTGTCGCTGCGCTCTTCCACGCCCCAGACGACTGCCATCCTTACAACGGCGCTCCGGAAGGGCAGTTTAGGAAGTTCCTTCGCAAGAACAGGTCGAAGTCGTTTGAACCCCTCGTTGAGCACCTCGTCAAGACCAAAGACATTACATCTTTCCAGAGACTCATCTACCTTGGCCTTGAGAGAAGCGACTTGTTGTTTCGTTTGATTCGAGTAATTTCCAAGAGGGAAGGCTCCGACGAGATTCTTCAGAAGGCAATTTCGATGAGACTGATGGGGGCGACGCCCTACCCCACTCTTACTTCACCATTCGCCTTGCCCTCGACTCGGAACGACTTCTGGGCCACTCGAAACGAACGAAGACCGTCCAAGACGTTATCAATCGAGTCGACGAAATCAAGGCCAAGTGGAAGACCCTTCCAGAAGACAAGTTCCTTAACGAATTGTCTAGAGTTCTCGGTCAACTAGCCCGACACGACGATTTGGACGCGTTTAAACTCTTCTATTCGTTGGTTCCCGATCAACACAAGGCCAACTTGTGTGTGTTGTGGGAATGCGAAAAGTATTGGTCCAATTCGGTCGCCCGTTGGTTACTCTTGAATAACTTCGAGTTTGTCTCCCATCCTGCCCGCTACTCCATGCAGGGCCTGGACCAAGAAGTAAAGAATAAAAACATTCTTCTCCTCTCGTCCGTTCCCGACTACTACGTTCGAAGTTCGGTGAAAAACAACGAGGAATGGGTCTGGAACGAATACCTTTCTGTAGCGAAGGTTGACAACCCGTATCATTACGTCAACTTGTGTCACATGGTCGTGTACGGAGCCAAGTTTTCTAACCGGCACGAGGACATCGCCAAGATCAGAAAGTTGATAGAGTAAATTATTCGATCGAATGATTCTAAGAAAGCAACTCGAAGCACTCCCTTGCCGTTCTCCTTCGTTCGGGATGGTAGTCGAGCATACCAAGCAAGACCTCCTTCATTCTTTCGTCTTCGACAAAGGAAAGATTAGAAGGGGGGAGGTCGTACGGGAAATCCTTGTATATTCCTTCTTTTTCGGGAGAACCAAGTAACTTGGCGATGGCCCAAACGACCGTTCCTCCTCGTCCAAAAATGGGACCCCTGGCGTCGTACGGAAACGGAAGGACTCCCATTTCCAATTCGAGGAGGACGGCGCCCGCCGCCCAAATGTCGGCCGGGAAGGAATAGTCTTCCTTTCCAAAGATGAGTTCTGGCGGTCGGTACATGACCGTGTACGCTCCGGTCCATTTTTTCTCCTTGTCTGGACTCGACATGCAAGGCAGGAAAGAAATACCAAAGTCAATTATTTTCAACTTTCCATCAGAGATAATTATATTACCCGGTTTTAAGTCGCGGTGAATCACTCCGTGCGAGTGCAGGTAGTCGAGGCCAAGCATGAGTTCCCTGGAGAGTTGGTCCTTCGCCTTTCGGGAAAACGTTTGCAACCTATGTCCTTTCAGGTAGACGTCTTCCCAGTGGAACCTATCTTCTTTGTGTTTGGACGAAGACAAAACAACGTCTAGCGAGACCCCATATTCCATGTCAATGTACAACATCGAATCAAAGAAAGAAAAGGAAGAGAATGAAACGACGTTCGGATGGGATAGAGAAGAAAGGACGGCAAGTTCCGTCACGGAGGCTGGAGAGAACTGCTGTTGTTTTCTTGCGTGAACGACGTCATTTTTTTGAACCTTCCTAACGGACCCGTACGAACCTTTATTCTTGTCGCCGATTACATCTCCTTCGAGGGGAACGTTGACTTCCCTTCTTTGCTTTCTTTCCCTTATGAACGAGACGGGTTCCCCGTAGGAAAAACCCCGTTTTCTCTCCAACCATTTCTTGACGATAAAATCTTCTACTTTGTCTTCTACCTCCATGAGACGAGACAACAAGGTAGATTTCAGATTATCCTTTCTAATGGTTTCGTCGGAAGCCTTGTTTTTCAAGTTACTCGCCAAGGACATGCAGGCGTGAGCGAAATCCATGAGGTCGACGGAGAACACTTCGGGGTGGTATTCGCAAAGAACTAACGCAATTTCCGAAGTTCTCTCGGCGAGTGGTCCACGAATAAGATTGTAGACGGTCGGGGGAACCGATCTCCCTTGGAGAAGTTCTATAACTTTTATTTGTTCCCATTCGTAGACGGATTCGTCGAGGTAGTTGTCCAAGTCCTTATCTTCCTTGTCGTAGAATCCTGCTGCTATTGCGACGCACGCAAAGAAAAGGTTGTCCTCTTCGAATCCCAACGAAAAAAGTTCGGCTGCCAAGTACAGCGTGTGGAAGTGGTACTTTTTTGGGTAACCTAATTCTTTGAACACTCCCCTCGTCTTCGTACAAAACTTACGCCACTTCTCGATGTTGAATTGTCCGTAGTGATGTTCCTTCGAAAGGGCGTAAACGTTCTCTCTAATGTCCATTTACTTTGTTCGATCGAACAAAATTACTTGATCCATGAGAACATGAACATACCCTTCGTTTCTCTTCTCGCGCATTCAAGGGAGAATTGAGGGGAATACATTTCCCGAAATACTACGACGAGTCCTTCCTTGGAACTTTGGACACATCCGTAATGGAAGGGAAGGTCGAGTTTCACTCGTTCGCTTTCGATAGGAACCTCCCCCTCCAGAAAGAAGTTTAGGTACGATACCTTCTCGGGAATTGAAAGAGTATCTAGGAAAAACGGATCGATGTCGTGTTCTTCTTCATATTCTTCAAACCCTTCAAAGTACGAAAAAATATTGTCCTGGGGTTCCCCAAGTTTCGTTCGATTCGTGCAGAATGTGTTGGACACTGTGACGGAATAAAACGAAAACACTCCTTCGTAGGGAACAAAGAACGACCCATCCTTCAGGATGGTATCCAAGTAGATCAAGTCGATGTAGTTGCGAGTATCCATCGCAAGATGTTCGAAAAAGTTTCTGTCCGTCAGGGAAAATACTCCCGTCTCAATCCTTTTGTTTCCTTCAAAATACTGGAGAACCTTCTTTGACTTAGGCCAGACTCGTTTGCATTTTTCGATCGTGTTCAAATCGAAGTCGATGCCTTCGTTCCTCAAAATCCATTCCGGAGGGAACGAGAAAAATTTTAGTTCTTTTTTCTCCCTCAGAATCAAGATGGACGGAGATGAATCTGGTTTCCGTTCCGCCAAAGTAAGAACCATGGCGTCTTCCTTTCGAAAAGCCGGGATCGTTCTCAATCCCCTCAGTTGAGTCTTTTTCAGTTCCTTACAAAAGTCTTGAAGAGAATGAGGGACCTTCATGGTCCGTGTGATCACGACGAATTCGTCGACAATGGGAAGTTCCCTCAAAAAAGAAGTCTTGTCCTGATGGTACTCGACGAGGAGTCGAAACGTCTTGAACTGAGGGTACTCGTAACGAGAAGAAATTAAGGGAAGATTTTTGACCAATTCTTTTTTGAAACGATTGGATATTGTCCACCCGAACATGTGACTAATCTTATAAAAATCCAGCAACTCTTCGATCGAAGAATGGTGAACCAAGTAGTTGACGTACAAATCCATTTTTACTTTTGTTTTAGGCTTTGAGCGAATTCCAGAAGTCCGTGTTTTCTTACTAGTCCCTGGGTGACTTCTTTGTCGACGACGGCACCCTTTTCCAGGATGAGGTACTCGGCAGTTTTTCTCTTCCTCCCAATGATCGCGTTTCGTAAGGCGGTCTGGTAGATTTTCCTTTTCGTCTCTTCCGGAACGCTTGAATGTTCTAATACGTTTAGAATTTTTTGTAAGAGGTTGAGATGTCCGCCTCTCGCTGCTCCCTCGACTGCTTTCACGAGAAGTTTGAATCGATCCCGCCCTTCTACTTTTGTCATGAAGAATTCGACGAGATTCCCGTGACCACCAAGGGCCGCCGAGAACGCAACGCTTCCCCAGCCGTTCTCATCGATAGGTCCCCTTTCCCTTTGGTATTTTTCGACGACCCGTCGGAACGAGCGGAGGGAGCCACGAAGTAATCCACCAAGTCTTTATGTCCTCCCTCTGCGGCTCCTTTCAATCCTTCGAAGAGATTGATGTCTCCTTTTTCTATCAAAAACTCAACGACCGCAATGTTTCCTCCCTTTCCGGCACAATATAAGGGACTCTCTGGAAAATAACGATTTGTTCCATATTTTTCAACTGCAATTTTCACATTCTCTCCCCGATCAAAGGTCGTGTCGCGTCATTCACTTGGTTCATTCACTCAAGTCTCCCCTTTTAGCGAAATAATTTGTTTATCCGGTCCCTGGTACAAAGCATAGAATTTCTTTTCCACTTCGTGTCACTCGCTACGCTCGTTCTCCTGTTCCTTGACGAAAGATTTAAACTCTTCTTTCTCGTCGATGTGGAAGAAATCAAGGATTCGGCTCCTAATCCTTTCTCCCAATTCTTTGGACGAAAAGCTGTCCCGGCTTCGCTCCAAACGAGAACAATTCACTCCGTGTCATTCACTACGTTCATTCTCGTCCATGACTTGGTAATTGTTCTCGAATGAGTATCTCGACAGCACGTCGTTCAAGTATCGTTCGTGTAATTCCATTTATTAATTACTTCGATCGAAGTGATTAGATTAACGCTTTCAGGTATTCTACCATTTCGGAATCTCCGTTTGTTTCTGCCAAAGACAAGAACCATTCGCCGCCC